CTACACCCCCGGCCAGATTGGTATTGGCTCCACCAACGCGGGGGCGTATCTGTGTTCGGCTAATCCGTCCGAGAACGTAATCGTTTTAAGGGACGGACCAGTTAAAGGGACCATCTACGGACTGATGGCCATGTCCGCCCAAGAGGTTGTGTCCTCAATTATTGGTGCCCGACTGGGTGCGGGTGTCCCCCTGAAAATGGCCTACTCGTATTCGGCAGAATCTGCGGCGTTATCTGTTAACGGTGCGGTACCCGTTAAGGGTGTTACCGGAAAGATCGCCGCTCCCACGCGCATGTTTATCGGGGGCGCCCCCAATACTCAACAACTGAGTAACGGGCACGTTCGTGCGGTTCGTTACTACCCGTTCAAGTTAACCGACGCGGAATTACAGGCGCTTACCAAATGATCGAATATGACGAGATTGGCCGTATCGCAGACCAACTGGGGGAATACGACGAGGATGGTGTCGAGACTAAGCCGCCAACTTTCCTCTCGGGCTGGTTTGTTAATGCCACCGAACTGGACCCGGTAATGGCCGAGTTTCAGATTTCCCCCTCAAATCCGGTGCGAGTCTTTTCCGGCGCTCCGACCGTGTACTTGCGGTTTGAAGATGAAGCGCAGTGGGCTGGTATTCGGGACGGCCTGTTGCAGGACTGATCAACTCAGGAGTCAACATGTCCAAGTACTCTGGGCTTAACGGAAGTTTTGCCGAGAGTATTCGGCAGTTCGCTGAAAAGGCTGAGCACGCGATAGATGCCACCTTCCGCGAGATTGTGATTGAGATCGGGAGCAGCGTTATCCGCATGTCTCCGGTGGGCAATCCAGAAATCTGGGCGGCCAACGTGGCCTATCGGACCGCAAACAAAGCCTCTGCCGACGCCTACGACTTCAAAGTTGCTGTACGCAATACCGTCATCAACCTGACAGATAGCAACTTCACGAAGTCCGGCAGGCTCAAGCGCGGCGTGAGGTACGCCAAGCCCCTGACCAAAACCGAACGCGACCAGAACTTCAATGTGAATGGCTTGGTTGCTAGCAAGGATTACGTAGGCGGGCGGTTCCGAGGTAACTGGCAGTTCTCGATCGATAGCCCGGCTGATGGTGAGCTTGATGCTGTAGACCCAAGCGGAAACTCAGCGGTTGCCGCTCTAAGGGCTCAAGTCAGCGGCCTGACCATAGGCCAGACGGCGTACATCGTAAACAACCTGCCGTACGCGATCCCGCTGGAGTATGGCCATTCGAAACAGGCCCCGCACGGCATGGTGCGTGTAACCCTGGCCAACTTTCAGCGTATTGTCGACGAAGCTATCAGGAATAACCGGGTATGAGTCACAAGACCATTCGCTCACTGTTTGAGGCGCGCCTGTCCGATTGGGCAAAACTCAAAAAACCAGCGCTGCGCATTGCCTTCCAGAACGTCAGCTTTACCCCGGCAGCCAATGAAACCTATCTGCGAGCGTTTTTGATGCCCTCAGGGACGGGTAGCGATGATCTGGCCGGTGAGCACCGCGTGTACAGCGGCCTGTTTCAAATCACGATCGTGACGCCTGCCGGGGGCGGATCGGGTGCAGGTGAGGGGCCTGCGGATGAACTCGCCGCGCTGTTCCCCCTAAATGCTCGCTTGAGCCGGGATGATTTAACCGTACTGGTGATGACCCCCGTCGAGCCGGGCCCGCAGCAACAAGAAGACACCAGCTACTCGCTGCCGGTGTCGTTTCAGTACCGCGCCGACACCTTCTAATTCGCCCGTAGGGCAAACCTGAAACCCGCCACTGAGCGGGTTTTGTCATTTCTGAAAAGAGGAAAAACCAATGGGCTGGAAAATTCCAAACGGCGGCACGTTTCAGCATGCCGCGACCTATGCAGCGCCGCTTGCATTCTCTGCCATCAGCAACGCTACCGAGGCTGTGGCCACTGTGGCGGGCGCGACTTTGGTGGTTGGCGATATTGTTCTGGTGTCTTCGGGCTGGACGCCTCTGAACGGTCGGGTTGCTCGCGTGAAAGCAGCTACAGCTACGGCAATCACCCTGGAAGGTATCGATACCAGCGATACCCAAGTCTACCCGCCGCTTAACGGTGCCGGGTCAATGAAAAAGGTTCTGACATGGGTTCTGGTGCCGCAAGTTAACGACGTGGCGTTTTCGGGTGGCGAACAGAACTATCTGGCTGTTGCGTTTCTTGAGGACACTCAGGGGCGTGAGGCTCCAACCGACAAATCGCCCGCGCGTATGACCTTCACAGTTGCCGATGACCCGACCCAAGCTTACGTTCCAATCGTTCAGGCGGCGGATGCCAGTAATTCCGTTCACGCCTCGCGCCTCAACCTGCCCGGCAAGGACACGATCTATTACGGCGCTATCACCGCGTGGTCGCCGCAACCAGTCGTGACCCGTAGCGCACTGATGACCCGGACCATCACCCTGGCCCTGCAAGCACCAATTACCCGCTATCTGTCGTAAGGAGTTGTCATGGCGAAGTTCAAAATTGCGCAGAACCCGACTTTCAACGCTGACGTTGAGATTCCACGTGTCGGCGGCGAGATCATCAAGGTTCCGTTTGAGTTCAAGTATCTCGACCGAAAGGACTTGGCCGCCCTTTTTGATAGCTGGGAGGCGAGACGTAAGGCTGATCAGGAAGCGCTAGAAGCGAAGGGTGACAGTCTGACCTTGGTGGACACGACCAATTCTCATATCGCTTATCAAGCCGACCAAGTGCAAGACATCGTCGCGGGCTGGGGGTTTGACGACAAGCTTTCGCCTGAGTCGGTTCGTGCTCTGGTTGAAACCTCCGCCGGCGCAGGCAATGCGATCGTCAAAGCCTATCAGGACGCCTACGCGCCGGGCCGCCTGGGAAACTGATAGCCGCAGCCCGTGCACTCTATGGCGGTAGCGCGCCGGCCGAAAAACTCCTGATGTTCGGCCTTGCGCCTGAAGACCTGGATGAGGACGTGGAGGTCTGGCCAGATAACTGGCCTGCCTTCCGCCTTTTCAACGCCATGGCGACGCAGTGGCGCACCGGTGCATGCGGCGCAACTGGCCTTGATTACACATCCATTCGCGATGTGGCCGAGTTTATCGGCATCAAGAAAAAGCAAATCAAAGAGATCTTTCCAGACCTGCAGGTCATGGAGGCCGAGGCGTTGGCCGTCATGGCGGAAGGTCGAGAAACCAGCCCGTAATTGCGGGCACATATTCTTAGGGTGAGTTATGGATATCGCTTCGCTCGGCATTAAAGTTGACTCGTCCGATGCAGCGAATGCCGTGACTGATCTGGACAACCTGGCTAAGGCCGGCACCCGTGTAGAGCAGTCAGCCTCCAGCCTGATGAGCGAAATGAAGGCGCTTGAACGGTCGCTTTCTACTGGCGCCAAAAGCACTCAGGAGTTGAGCGCGCAGCGTGATGCGCTGGCAAAGCTGACAAAGACAGGTGCATACAGCGAGTCTGAGTATCTGAAAATAACTGGGCAACTGGACAAGCAGCAGCAGGCGCTTGCCAAATCGACCCAAGATCAGCAAAAAGCCCTGACTAGCCTGCTCGGGTCCATCGATCCTGTCGCTGCAAATATTTCAAAACTCGACAAGCAAGTTGAAGAGCTTGGAAAGCACTTCGATGCGGGCTTGATCAGCCAGAAGCAATACAGCGAGGGCTTGAAAAAGCTCGACGGCAAGTACGAGGAAATTGATAAAACCAGTTCTGCTATGGAAGCCCTCGGGCTGAACACAAAGGGCGCCCGGCAGAACGTCCTGCAATTAGGCAATGCTCTTGTTGACGGAAATTTCAAGGTTGCCGCTCACAATGTGCTTGAGCTAGGCGCAAATGCTGGTGCCTCCGCACTTCAGCTTGCAGCGATTGCGGCACCAATCGGGCTGGCTGTAGCTGCTGTAGGTGCGCTGGCATACGGCTATTACCAAGGCAGCAAAGAGGCTGACAACTTCAATAAATCGCTAATCCTGACTGGCAACTACGCCGGGGTGAGCGCGGGCCAACTGGGTGATATGTCGCGCCAAGTCAGTGCGGTTGTCGGCTCTACCGGGCAGGCGGCCACTGTGCTTGCGCTTCTAGCCGGAAACGGAAAGATTGCGGGTGAGAGTTTCGCCGGAATCACCCAGGCTGCAGTGTCGATGCAGGAGTCCACCGGCAAGGCAGTCAGCGAGACGGTCGCCGAGTTCTCCAAACTGGCAGACGACCCGGTCAAGGCTTCCGCTGCGCTGAATGAGCAGTATCACTACCTGACAGCCTCGGTTTATTCACAAATCGTCGCGCTGGAGAAACAGGGTGATCACGCCGGTGCGGTGAAGCTTGCCACTGATGCTTATGCTGATGCGATCAACGAGCGTACACCAAAGATTTTGCAGAACCTCAGCCTATGGGAGAGGGCATATAACGCGGTCGCGCGTGCAGCTGACAGCATCAAAAATGCCGGTCGCCCCGATCTGAATGCCGATATTGAAAGTGCCAGAGCAGATCTGGCCAGGGCGCAGAAAGGTGATCTTGGGTTTTTCCAAAACAAGCAGGAGATGGTTGAGTTTTACCAAAACCGCCTCAGCATGCTCGAGGATGAGAAAGCCGCTCAAGAAGATATAGCTAAGTGGGAGGGCGAGCAGAGAAAAATCCAGGATGAGGCGATTGAGGCGGCCGGGCGGGCTGATGCCAGGTATCTTGCTAACTTATCTAATAAAGAGAAGCGCGCCCTTGAGATCAAAAAAATATATGAAGACACCGATAAAATCCGCGCGGCGAATCCGAATGACAAGCGCGTTACGCCGGAATACGTTGCCCAGCAAATCAAGGATGTAAATGCCAGGCTTAAAGACCCCAAGACCCCATCCGCCGGCGCCGTCGACCTGACCGAGGTCAATGCCACCCAGAACGCAATCAAAACCATTCTGGCCGAATACGCCAACGCCCAAAAAGAGCTGGATGCTCTACTAAAAGCGGGACTGGTGTCGCAGGAAGATTACGGCTGGAAGCGTGCCGGGATGATCGGCAACCAAAAGGACGAGATCACAGCGGCTTATGAGGCTGAGATCAAGGCGCTTGAGTCGGCCAAAGCCAGAAAGACCACCTCAGCAGCCCAATCCATTGAACTCGACAAGAAAATTGCCGATGCGCGAACCGATATGGTCAAGGCACAGAAGGATGTCGATAGCCAATTGAAGGTTCTGGATGCTTCTCAGCAGGGACGACTCAATAAGCAAGCCCAGGCCGTCAAGAACTACACCGACGCGCTGAATCAGCAGAACCGAGCGCTACAACAGGCCGGTCAACGTGCTGCGCTGGGTGTCGGGCAGGGGGATCGGCAGAACGCGCTCAACAGCGAGCTTAACGGCATCGCAGATCGGGCCAACCAGCAGCGGCTGGACCTGGCGCGAGACAAGGCCGATGCAGCGCGTAACATGAGTGCAGATGAGTACATCCAGAAGCTGGCCGCGATCAACAAGAGCGAGACCGACCTCAAGGAAACCACCCTCAGCAACTACGAGGACATGTCAGCTGCGCAAAGCGACTGGCGTAACGGTGCAACCTCGGCGTTTCAGAACTACCTGGAGAGTGCGCGAGATGTCGCAGGGCAGACCAAATCGCTCTTTG